CTAACTTTTTACATCCACAGTTGAGGCTTCGACCCAATGGCTAACCCCAGGCTGCCAGCCTTGAAGGCTGAAGTCAGCGGCGCCGCCATTAAGAACCCGCAGCGCCATCGCGACAGAAAAGCCGCTCGCGTTCGTGCGCTTGGTGAGCCGTACGCGCGGATGACCGCTGGCCAGCAGGAGGCTTGGCGGGAGTTTGCGGAAGACCTGCCGTGGCTGAACAGCGCGCACCGGGCCTTGCTTCAAGTGGCGTGCGTTTTGCGAGATCGGATGAACACGGACCCGGACATTGGGATCACGGCGCTGAGTGCCTATAGCGCGATCCTGTCCAAGCTCGCGGCCACGCCGGTTGACGAAACAAAGGTCAATCATGGCGACGAAGAAGACGAAGACCCCGCCGACGCCTATTTTGCCCGACCGAACTAGGGCGTACGCCGAAGCGGTTGTAGCTGGTGAGATTGTCGCCGGTCCTCACGTTCGGAACGCTTGCAAGCGGCATTTGGCGGACCTGAAGCGGACGGACGGAATCCGGTTTGACCTGGAGGCGGCGGAGCGGGCGTTCGGGTTTTTTGAGAACGTGCTGCACCTGAGCGAGGGTCAGTTTGAGGGCAAGCCCTTTAACCTTCATCCCTCGCAAGCGTTCATCATCGGGTCGCTGTTTGGCTGGAAGCGCGAGGACGGGCGGCGGCGGTTTCGCCGGGCTTACATCGAGCAAGGCAAGGGCAACGGAAAGTCGCCGCTCGCGGGCGGGATCGGCCTGCTGGGTCTGACGGCTGACGGCGAGGCTGGCGCGCAGGTTTATGCGGCGGCGGCGAAGCGTGAGCAGGCGGGCATCTTGTTTGCCGATGCTGTGAAGATGGTGAAGCAGTCGCCAGCTCTGGCGAAGCGGGTGGAGTTTTCCGGCGGTGCGGGGCGCGAGTTCAACATAGCGCATCACTCGACGGCGAGTTTTTTTCGCCCGGTGAGCCGGGACACGGGCAAGACGGGTTCTGGGCCTCGCCCGTTTTTCGTCCTGGCCGACGAGGTGCATGAGCTACCGGATCGCAAGATCCTTGAAATGCTGGAGCGCGGGTTCAAGTTTCGCCGTCAACCGCTGCTGTTCATGATCACCAACAGCGGGTCGGATCGCAACTCGGTCGCCTGGGAAGAACACGAACACGCGGTAAAGGTCGCGGCGGGCAACGTCGATGCGGTCACGGACCCGACGTTTCTTGGCGAGATCATCGACGACACGACGTTTAGCTATGTGTGTGCGCTGGACGACGGCGACGACCCGCTAAACGATCCGGCGTGCTGGGTGAAGGCCAACCCTTTGTTGGGCGTGACCATCACTGAGGAGTATTTGCGGGAAACCGTAGCGCAGGCGCGGGCGATACCGGGCCAGCTTAACGGCATCCTTCGGCTTCACTTCTGCGTCTGGACCGACGCCGAAACAGCATGGATGACGCGGGCAACGCTAGAGCCCCGGTTAGCTGACTTTGACATTGCAGACCACGCGGGCGAACCGGTTTGGCTTGGGCTGGACCTTTCGCAAAGCCGGGACATTACGGCGTTGGCCTGCGTGGTCAGGACCGGGACGGACGCGAACGACAAGCCAACGTTTGACGCTTGGGTCGAAGCGTGGACGCCGGGCGACACGTTGGCGGCGCGGGAGATGCGCGACAAGCTGCCCTATGCCGTTTGGGCGCGCGAGGGCCACATACACGCACCGGCGGGCGAGAACATCAGCTATCGGCACGTAGCCCAAACGCTGGTCGAATACAGCCGGTCCTATGAGGTCCAGCTAGTCGCTTATGACCGGTTTGCGTTCCGGCGGTTTGAGGAAGACGCGGCGGAGGTCGGGTTAAGTCTAACGTTTGCGGAGCATCCGCAGGGCGGGCTTAAAAAGGGCAAGCCGTTGACGCCGGGTGGCGATGGCATGTGGATGCCGGGCTCGCTCCGAATGCTGGAGGACGCGCTGCTAGAAGGCCGGATACGGCTCAAGCGCAACCCGGTTTTGATTTCGGCAATGATGTCGGCGGTTATCGAGCCCGACAAGTGGGGCAACACATGGCTGGCTAAAACCCGGTCAGTGAACAAGATCGACGCCGCTGTGGCGCTCGCAATGGCGATGGGGGCGGCAATGACGGGCGAGGCGACTGTTATGTTCTCCCCCTGGGATGACCCCTCTTACTCGCTGGCCGCCGCATGAGGTTGTTCGGGTACGACATCAGCCGGGGCGAAACGCGCAACGCCGAGGATCCGCGCGTTCCGGTTAGCGCGTCCAGCTTTTTGGCGTTCATGGGAATTGACACGGGCGTCGGCTCTTACGTGTCGATTGAGGCCGCGCTAAAGGTTCCGGCTGTTCAGGCGGCGGTCACGTTTCTATCGGGCAGCCTCGCGAACCTGCCCTTGCACGCCTACCGCGACAAAAACGGCAACGCCGAGCGGATGGGCGGCTCGCTGCAAATCCTGCTTAACGAAGCGCCGAATCCTGAGTGGACCAGCTACGGGGCTCGCAAGTATTTCTGGCAACAGGTGTTCACCACCGGGCGCGGCCTGCTGTGGATCGAGCGCGACGGCCCGACGATTTACAACATCTGGCCACTAGAGACCGGCAAGGCCACGAAGGCCCGCATCGGCGGGAGGACCATCTACCATTACGACGGCGGGAGAACCTATCAGGCGGCGGACGTCATCGACGTTTCGTTTATGCTGAAGGCGAACCAGCTCGACGTTTATAGCCCGGTCGGAAATTGCGCGCGGGCGATCAACCTCGCGCTTTCGATGGAGGCTTACGCATCGGGGTTTTTCGCCGGTGGCGGTGTTCCGCCGCTCGCCCTGGTGGGGCCGATGCCTGCCGGACCGGAAGCGGTGAAGCGGGCGCAAGCTGACATCAAGCGCGCGATCACGGCGGCCAAGGCCAAAAATGACGCGGTGTTCCCGATCCCCGCCGGGTACGACCTAAAGCCTGTCGGCTTTGACCCTGAAAAGGGGCAGATGACCGAGGCCCGCCGGTTCCAGATTGAGGAAATCGCGCGGGCTTACAATCTGCCGCCGGTGTTCTTGCAAGACCTGACGCACGGCACGTTCAGCAACACTGAACAGCAAGACCTGCATTTGACAAAACACGTCATCGCCCAATGGGCCAAGGCGTTTGAAGAAGAGTGTAATCTGAAACTGTTCGGCCAACGGAAAAACGGTCGCTACGTTGAACACGCCATGGATGGCCTGATGCGCGGAGACTTTAAGACGCGCATGGAGGCGATGGCCTCTGGCGTCCAGAACGGCCTCCTGACCCCGAATGAGGGGCGCGGGTTCGAGAACCGCCCGCCGATGCCGGAAGGCGACAGGCTCTACATTCAGGGGGCGACGGTCCCGCTCGGCTCGCAGCCCATGAACACGAACGGAGGGGCGAATGACCCTGGAAACTAGGACGCTGACCCGTCCGGTTGAGGTCCGCGCCGCTGGGGATAGCGGGCGCCGGATCGCGGGCTATGCGGCTGTTTTTGGCAGCACGGCGGACATCGGCGACAGTTTCCGCGAGATCATCGCGCCGGGGGCGTTTTCCGGCGCCGTGAGCGGTGACGTGCGCGCCCTGATCGACCACGACAGCGGACGGATCATCGGACGCACCACGGCGGGGACGCTGCGGCTTCGCGAGGATGATGTGGGTCTGGCCGTCGAGATTGACCTTCCCGACACCACGGACGGGCGGGATCTGGCGGTGCTGATCGAGCGCGGCGACGTGTCGGGTATGTCGTTTGGGTTCGTGGTCACAAAACAAATGTGGGACGAAACCGGGCCGGTTCCGACCCGCACTATTCAGGCGGTAGACCTGCGCGAAGTCAGCGTGGTGGCGTTCCCGGCCTATGACGACACGACTATTGCCCTGCGGTCTTTGGACGAGGCCCGCAGGGAATACCGCAAGCATCACAATCAGTCGGGCTATTCCTTTCGGAAAGCCCGCACCGAGATGACCCTCCGGGGTCTCTAACCTCCCACGCGACCGCGTGAGGCCGGGCC